TTACTCTACTGTGGACACTGTGTGGACACTCTCGACCTCAGTACCACCTCTTAGCGGATTAAGAGAAATGGCGTCCTGAAGGTACTCTGGCGCAAAATGAGCGTAAACCATAGTTTGCTCAATCCGCGTGTGACCTAGTATCCGTTGTAGCGTAATAATACTTCCTCCATTAATCATGAAATGAGTGGCAAAGCTGTGCCTTAGTGCATGTGTAGCTTGCCCCATTGGCAAATCCGGTTTTATTGCTTTCATTGTTCGTCTGAAGCGAGGGTAATCAGCATCAGGGAATAAAAAACCTCGTTTGTTATCCGCGATCATTTTGGCAACAGCCTCTGAGATCGGGACGGTGCGTGGTTTGTTTGTTTTCGTTTTAACAAACGTGACGCGGTTATGGATGATATTTTCTGCTTTCAAACGAGCTGCTTCTCCCCAACGTGCTCCAGTACTCAGGCAAAGAATCGCAATCTTTTTGTTGTCGCCGTCAAGAGCAGCAAGCAGTAAGGCAATTTCTTCCTGCGTGAGATAGCCTGTGTCTGGTTTTTCCTCCTTAAGCCTTTTTGTCCCTCTGATAGGGTGCTCACCAAAGAATAACTCCGCTTCAATCAGGGCTGTAAACATGCCGCTAATACATGTTAAATCACGATTGATACTCGAAGGTTTAATACCCTGACTTCTTCGGGTGGCGCAGTACTGGCTGATAAGCGATTTCGTAATTTGAAATGCGCATGGGTCATTCGTTATTTTTGTGAAGATTTCAATTTTTCCAAGATTAGATTTCCCATGCTCTTCGTGTTTACCCTTTAAATCCCACCAGATCTGTGTCAGCTCCGACAGACGTCGCTTGTCTGTTGGTTTTGATAGCCATTCTTTATTGTGGTGGTTGTACAACGTGTATTTCTCGAAAGCGACAGCTTCGCTTTTCTTATCAAACTTCCTACGGATGCGTTTTCCATTACGTCCAGTAGGGCGGATGTCCACTTCATATCGACCATCATCGAGTTTTTTGATTGCCATCAGAAAACCCTCCGAGTGGTGTGTTTTTTTGCGACTACTAATCGCTTTTTTCGTGGTGGCTGAAATTTAGCCACCAATAGTAGGCACTTGTGATGAATATATTCACGATGAATTGTTAACCAGTCTTTTGACCGGAGTGGGGCGACGTTGTTTCGTTTTGCCCAAAGTGTGCGAGAGCGGGCGCAATTTGCCCGGACTCAGGAGCGATCTGATTGGTCATGAACCATAAAGTGTATTTGGTGAATTGTGGGGTCTGCAGGATGTTCATCATGACATCTGTTGGAGGTGTTGAACGACCACTTTCATAGTAACTCAGCGTGCCATACGGAACCCCTGTTAAATCAGCAAGTTGTTGTCTGCTCAAATACTCTGATTTTCGCATTAAGACTATCTTCTCGCTTATCGTGTTTGACATGGTGTTTAGATCTCAATAGTATTTAGTTTAGATGTAGATTGTTTAGTGCTTGGATGTGGGCACTAAAAGGCATTATAAGACATTAAACGCAATTCATGAGGGCTAGAGGACGACATGAGCAAGCAAGTAACACTCATGACTGATGCGATTCCTTATCAGGAGTTCGCAAAACTAATAGGAAAATCGACAGGAGCGGTTCGTCGGATGATCGATAAAGGAAAGCTGCCTGTAATTGATATGACCGATCCACAATCAGCTTCAGGTCGTGCAGGTGAATATTGGGTATACCTTCCGGCATGGAATAACGGACTAAAACTGGCTTATGAAAGCCGCCCTAAAGAGATTCGTGACGGCTGGTTGATGTGGTTAGGTCTCGGTGAACCACGTTAAGGAGAACCGTATGAATGAGCCTCGTTGTATTGCTCAGTTACTGCGTAACGAAAGCCCCAGGGCGATTGACTTCACCATCACCCACGGTAAGGGGCGTAAGGGAATCATTATCCGCACCAAAAAACAGAGTCCGTTAAAAAAGGCTCTGACCTTTCTGAAAAGCCGGAGGGTATGGAAATGACAGTGATGACGCTCAATCTCGTTGAAAAACAGCCAGCAGCTATGCGCCGGATAATTGGCAAGCATCTTGCCGTCCCTCGCTGGCAGGATACATGTGATTATTATAATCAGATGATGGAGCGCGAACGGCTAACGGTTTGCTTTCATGCACAGTTAAAACAGCGTCACGCAACGATGCGTTTTGAAGAAATGAACGACGTCGAACGTGAACGACTGGTTTGTGCAATTGATGAATTGCGTGGCGCATTCTCAAAACGCCGTCAGGTTGGTGCAAGTGAGTATGCATATATTAGTTTTTTAACCGTCAGTCAGCGTCGCACTTTATTTATGCACGCACGACTGACTGAAAAAGAATTCAACCAGCCATACTGGCGAATTAATGAAGAATCATGTTACTGGCGTGATGCTTTGTTCCGTGCATTACGTGAATTATTCAGCCTGTTTGAGTATGCACCGACAATTCTGACGTCGGTAAAACCAGAGCAATATCTGCATTAAATAATTAACCAGAGTTTTTAACGCACTTAATCGTGCGGGGCTTCTTTTTGCCTGGAGAAAGTCATGCATACAGTTTCTGAAAATCAGTGCGGTATATACGCATTACTGCTGCAACAGGCCAGAACCGAAGCACAGGCCGACGCTGCGACGCGCTTTTCTTCTCATCTTGACGCCATGATTCTCCACATCACAAAGGCGGAGTTATCCCGCGTGGAGATAGTCGAGCTGCTCAGTCAGGAGTCGGAAAAATTTCACAATATCGGATTGTCTCGCGGGGAGGTGCTTTGATGTCCTGTTCTCGTTCAATTGTATTACTGAATAACGCCTTAAAAATCGCCGTTATGGAAAATGGCGATTTGTCTCTTATTCAACTTGGTCTTGATAAAGAAAAACGCGACATAACTGAATCTGTTATCGCGATTTATCAGAATGAATTAAACCTCCTGTCTGATGTGGTCAATTTACTTGTTAAACGCGCTGTATTTCATAAGCAAATTTCATCCGTGGATGAACTGACAAAATTAACGACAGAAATCGCCAGCTATTGCGCTGATGAATTTAAGAAGCTGAACGACAAAAGGAGCTGGTAATGCCGGACAACATAGATTTTATTCAGGAACAACAGGCTGAATTACTGGAGCGCCAGATTAACGCGGCAAGGGTAAAACATTGCGGTGTTTCTGCGCTGGTTTGCGAAGAGTGTGACGCGCCAATACCTGCTGCCCGTCGTGCAGCTTATCCGTCAGCCACGCGTTGTGTTTCCTGCCAGTCAGTCTTTGAAGCAAAAAACAAGCATTACCGGAGAATGGCATGAGTATTCGTATCGAAATTGGCGAACGTTATGTCGTTACCAGTGACAGCTTTCAGTTTATTCTCCACGAGAAAAAGAGAGCGGAAAGCGGTAAAAACGCCGGTCAGGAATGGCTGGCGGTGGTTGGTTATTACCCGAAATTAAGCCAGCTCGTTTCCGGCCTGATGCATCACGATATTCTGACCGGAAGCGCAAAGTCTTTTGCTGATTTAAACGCGCAGGTTGAGCAACTCAGCAAGCGTTGTTCTGGGGCATTTGGCTCATATGGCCGTTAAAGCCTCCGGGCGTTTTGTCCCTCCGTCAGCATTTGCCGCAGGCACCGGTAAGGCGTTTACCGGTGCTTATGCATGGAACGCGCCACGCGAGGCTGTCGGGCGCGAAAGACCTCTTACACGTGACGAGATGCGTCAGGTGCAAGGTGTTTTATCCACGATTAACCGCCTGCCTTACTTTTTGCGCTCGCTGTTTACTTCACGCTATGACTACATCCGGCGCAATAAAAGCCCGGTGCACGGGTTTTATTTCCTCACATCCACTTTTCAGCGTCGTTTATGGCCGCGCATTAAGCGCGTGAATCAGCGCCATGAAATGAACACCGACGCGTCGTTGCTGTTTCTGGCAGAGCGTGACCACTATGCGCGCCTGCCGGGAATGAATGACAAGGAGCTGAAAAAGTTTGCTGCCCGTATCTCATCGCAGCTTTTCATGATGTATGAGGAACTCTGCGATGCCTGGGTGGATGCGCATGGCGAAAAAGAATCGCTGTTTACGGATGAGGCGCAGGCACATCTGTATGGTCATGTTGCTGGCGCTGCACGTGCTTTCAATATTTCCCCGCTTTACTGGAAAAAATACCGTAAAGGGCAGATGACCACGAGGCAGGCATATTCTGCCATTGCCCGCCTGTTTAACGATGAGTGGTGGACTCATCAGCTTAAAGGCCAGCGTATGCGCTGGCATGAGGCGTTACTGATTGCTGTCGGGGAGGTCAATAAAGACCGTTCTCCTTATGCCAGTAAACATGCCATTCGTGATGTGCGTGCGCGCCGCCAGGCAAATCTGGAATTTCTTAAATCGTGTGACCTTGAAAACAAGGAAACCGGCGAGCGCATCGACCTTATCAGTAAGGTGATGGGCAGTATTTCTAATCCAGAAATTCGCCGGATGGAGCTGATGAACACCATCGCCGGTATTGAGCGTTACGCCGCCGCAGAGGGTGATGTGGGGATGTTTATCACGCTGACCGCGCCGTCAAAGTATCACCCGACACGTCAGGTCAGAAAAGGCGAAAGTAAAACCGTCCAGCTAAATCACGGCTGGAACGATGAGGCATTTAATCCAAAGGATGCGCAGCGTTATCTCTGCCGTATCTGGAGCCTGATGCGCACGGCATTCAAGGATAATGATTTACAGGCCTACGGTTTGCGTGTTGTTGAACCACACCACGACGGAACGCCGCACTGGCATATGATGCTTTTTTGTAATCCACGCCAGCGTAACCAGATTATTGAAATCATGCGTCGCTATGCGCTCAAAGAGGATGGCGACGAAAGAGGAGCCGCGCGAAACCGTTTTCAGGCAAAACATCTTAACCGGGGCGGTGCTGCGGGGTATATCGCAAAATACATCTCAAAAAACATCGATGGCTATGCACTGGATGGTCAGCTCGATAATGATACCGGCAGGCCGCTGAAAGATACTGCTGCGGCTGTTACCGCATGGGCGTCAACGTGGCGAATTCCGCAATTTAAAACGATTGGCCTGCCGACAATGGGGGCTTACCGTGAACTACGCAAATTGCCTCGCGGCGTCAGTATTGCTGATGAGTTTGACGAACGCGTCGAGGCTGCTCGCGCTGCCGCAGACAGTGGTGATTTTGCGTTGTATATCAGCGCGCAGGGTGGGGCAAATGTCCCGCGCGATTGTCAGACTGTCAGGGTTGCCCGTAGCCCGTCGGATGACGTTAACGAGTACGAGGAAGAAGTCGAGAGAGTGGTCGGCATTTACGCGCCGCATCTCGGCGCGCGTCATATTCATATCACCAGAACGACGGACTGGCGCATTGTGCCGAAAGTTCCGGTCGTTGAGCCTTTGACTTTAAAAAGCGGCATCGCCGCGCCTCGGAGTCCTGTCAATAACTGTGGAAAGCTCACCGGTGGTGATACTTCGTTACCGGCTCCCACACCTTCTGAGCACGCCGCAGCAGTGCTTAATCTGGTAGATGACGGTGTTATCGAATGGAATGACCCGGAGGTCGTGAGGGCGCTCAGAGGTGCATTAAAACACGGCCTGAGAAGACCAAACCGTCAGCAAAGAAACGGAAGCCCGTTAAAACCGCATGAAATAGCGCCATCGGCCAGACTGACCCGGTCTGAACGATTGCAAATCACCCGTATCCGCGTTGACCTTGCTCAGAACGGTATCAGGCCGCAGCGATGGGAGCTTGAGGCGCTGGCGCGTGGCGCGACCGTAAATTATGACGGGAAAAAATTCACGTATCCGGTCGCTGATGAGTGGTCGGGATTCTGGCATCAATTTGAGTAAGGATCTCATCTATACAGTATAAGTAGTTTTGACTGTAATTGATTGTTTTTTATATGGTTGCATGCATTAAATCTACGTCAATATCATTATGTTATAATGCATTACTTAAAAATGTTGGAGACAAAAATGTTAAAGCCTGCAGATGTTGTTTGTTTGAAAAGCGGTGGATTTAAAATGACTGTATCGGACTCTACTGAAACTCATGCTAAATGTATTTGGCATGATAAAGAAGGAGTTTTGCACGAGGAGTCATTCTCCATTGATTTACTGGAAATAGCAGAGAGTAAAAGTGGTATGCTGTGTCGTCCACGTAAGTGAATCATAATAAAATTCACGGGGGAAAGTATGAAACAATACAGCGAATTAGAAAACAATGTTAAGAGATTCATTGTTGAGCATGAAAAAGGGATTTCTATTGATGATATTCATCATAAGTTCCGGATGAAGGATGGTCAGAATCGCAAGATGGCAGATTATCTTATTGATAATAAAAAGATAATTTTGGAGATGAAAAGTCTTTTTTCTGACAGGGTCAAGAATGTCAATGATAAACTGAATGAGTTGGTTAAAACTGATAGTTGGCTTGCAAAAAACTGGCATGGTGCTATTCATTTAGAAGAGTTGATAAAAAGACACCCAGACTCAAAGCGATTTAGAAATGATATAATGAACTTTGCTTATGAAAATATTAAAACAAAGATAGTTAAGGAAGCTAATAAGCAAATAAATGCAACAAAGGATGTTTTGGATTTAAATGACTCGATTGGCGGGTTGATTTTGTTAAATGATAATGTCTTTTCACATGAGTCTAATTATTTGTCAGATGAAATATTATATTTGCTAGGCACAAAGAGATATTCGAGTGTTGAGTTTGTGGTTTATATTGCAAAATTGATTGATAAACAGGTTGATGTTTGTGTGCTACTTGACAGTCAATCTAAAAATAAAAATTATATTGAATGGTATATGAATAATGTTTTTTTATTGAACTGGGCGTCTTTTAATAAATATGCAATAAAGATGTAGTGGTGTGGATGGATATGAAATGAGTCAACCAAGATGCACCTTGGTCAGTAATCTCATGTGAGATACCACATATAACACCAAAAGTGTCAGGTTGATGGCCATTGTTCACCGTTTACAGCAGATTATGGTCAACGAAAATCTGACGCCTGACGAGCTGGTCGGGTGTGCCGAAATAGTCCGGGATAATTACGGGCGGTTTAACTATATCGGTCAGTCCAGAGTTGCGCCACCACCACGCAGACGATAGAGAACGCTGCCAGTCCTGAAACTTGTTTTCAGGCTGGCGGGGTTGAACAACGAGCGAAGTGAGGCGTTAGCATTAAGTTAATTTTAATGAATGGTACTCTATCGAGCTGATTGTAGATGCGATATATTTACGATCATTTACAGAGAGTATTGCCGCTAGTAGACGACATACCAGAGCCTGCATTTGTAGCAATATATCGCTACCATATTGACAATCATTGATACTAGAGAAACCAAGCGGTTGCCCATTAAAAATGGCTTCATGAAAATTATCATTGCGTATAACTGAAACATTACATTCATCTGTTGCCCATGACGGGATTTTTACACCGTAATTTTCGCACGTCCAATATACTCTATTTTGATGAGATGGTTTTTTCTCTTTAATGACTTTATCCCTTTCATCCCATGCTATAGCAAAACAGCAATCAAGAGCCATATAAAGATACTGGAATTTCTCAAAGGAAAGGTATAGTGGGTTATGTGACAGGAATAGGGAGTGTATCACCGCAGCTATTCTTTTAATGGAGCGATCATCTTTTTGTTTGTCTTTTATATAGTTAAGTGCTAGCTCTATTACTTCTTTTTCAGAGCATCCAACGAGAATAAAGTCGGTTAACTTAGTGGGCTTGATAGTGGTTGCATCAAGAAAACCAGCGTCAGTGGTTGTCAATCTTATACCCTTGAAAAAAGAGAGGCACCACACAACAAAGTTGAGAGTTTCTAACGAGGATGTGTTTTTTAATTTTAGTGTGTGCGTTTTGGGCATGCCGAATACTCGGTAACTATAAGGCATTGTGCATGTGTCACCATTAAGGTTATATACCTTTCGATTCCCAGGGTATATCCAACCATTAACAACGTTTTTATCATTGTTAATACGTTCCACTTTCTCAATAAGACCGGGTAAAGTACGCAAAGAAAATTGTTCAGTCTCAATGTTAACTTCTACTGGATAGTATCCAAACTCCGAAATAATCTCATTTGGTTGCTGTTCGTCAACTTCACCTTGCATAACTTTCTCCGTTCAAAAACAGGCACGATAATTCTCGTAAGCCTATCATGTTCGCAAAGTATCCATACCTGTGGATTTTGTAAATTTAAGTTGATTTGTCATTAAATAAGCCGTTGCATGCAACAAGTGAATGTTTTTGCATGCGTCGGGGATGTCCGTTCAGGCTGCGTGCGGTCAGGACTGGTGCGGATCCATAGTATCTATGCAACTGCATTAAAACCGCCCCATGAAGCGGGCGGGCGAGGCGGGGAAAGCACTGCGCGCTGGCGGTGGTGCTGATTTTATTTTTTCAGCGTCTGAGCGCGTTGTGATGGCGTTTAGATTGTTCGCCGGGGCGTTGGTGTGTATGCGGGCTGTTTTGTGCGGTGGTGAGCGTGTGAGGGCGTGATGGCGGGGTGTAAAAAAGCCGCCCGCAGGCGGCGATGTTCAGCCGTTGTCAGTGTCCAGTGAGTAGTTTTTAAAGCGGATGACCTCCTGACCGAGCCAGCCGTTTATCTCGCGGATCCTGTCCTGTAACGGGATAAGCTCATTGCGGACAAAGACCTTTGCCACTTTCTCTATATCACCCAGCGACCCGACGTTCTCCGGCTTGCCACCCATCAACTGAAAGGGGATGCGGTGCGCGTCCAGCAGGTCAGCGGCGCTGGCTTTTTTGATATTAAAAAAAATACGTCCTTCGTCGCCACTTCACTGAGGGGGATAATTTTAATGCCGTCGGCTTTCCCCTGTGGGGCATAGAGAAACAGATTTTTAAAGTTATTGCGGCCTTTCGACTTAACCATGTTTTCGCGGAGCATTTCGATATCGTTGCGATCCTGCACGGCATCGGTGACGTACATGATGTATCCGGCATGTGCGCCATTTTCGTAATACTTGCGGCGGAACAGCGTGGCCGACTCATTCAGCCAGGCAGAGTTAAGGGCGCTGAGATATTCCGGCAGGCCGTACAGCTCCTGATTAATATCCGGCTCCAGCAGGTGAAACACGGAGCCGGGCGCGAAGGCTGTCGGCTCGTTGAAGGACGGCACCCACCAGTAAATATCCTCTTCCACACCACGGCGGGTATATTTTGCCGGTGAGGTTTCCAGTCTGATGACCTTACCGGTGGTGCTGTAACGCTTTTCCAGAAATGCATTACCAAATACCAGAAAATCCAGCACAAAGCGGCTGAAATCCTGCTGGGAAAGCCATGGATGCGGGATAAATGTCGAGGCCAGAATATTACGTTTGACGTAAATCGGTGAGCTGTGATGCACGGCAGCACGCAGGCTTTTTGCCAGACCGGTAAAGCTGACCGGCGGCTCATACCATCTGCCGTTACTGATGCATTCGACGTAATCCAGAATGTCACGGCGGTCGAGCACCGGCACCGGCTCACCAAAGGTGAATGCCTCCATTTTCGGGGCGCTGGCAGTCATTTTTTTTGCCGCAGGTTGCGGTGTTTTCCCTTTTTTCTTGCTCATCAGTAAAACTCCAGAATGGTGGATGTCAGCGGGGTGCTGATACCGGCGGTGAGTGGCTCATTTAACAGGGCGTGCATGGTCGCCCAGGCGAGGTCGGCGTGGCTGGCTTCCTCGCTGCGGCTGGCCTCATAGGTGGCGCTGCGTCCGCTGCTGGTCATGGTCTTGCGGATAGCCATAAACGAGCTGGTGATGTCGGTGGCGCTGACGTCATATTCCAGACAGCCACGACGGATGACGTCTTTTGCCTTGAGCACCATTGCGGTTTTCATTTCCGGTGTGTAGCGGATATCGCGCGCGGCGGGATAGAACGAGCGCACGAGCTGGAACACGCCGACCCCGAGGCCGGTGGCATCAATACCGATGTATTCGACGTTATATTTTTCGGTGAGTTTGCGGATGGATTCAGCCTGGGTGGCAAAGTCCATGCCTTTCCACTGGTGACGCTCAAGTATTCTGAATTTGCCACCGGCCACCACCGGCGGTGCCAGTACCACGCATCCGGCGCTGTCTCCACGGTGTGACGGGTCGTAACCAATCCATACCGGACGTGAGCCGAACGGATTGGCGGCAAACGGCGCATAGTCTTCCCATTCTTCCAGCGTGTCGACCATGCAGCGTTGCAGCTCCTCGAACGGGAACACCGACGCCTTGTCGTCAACAAATTCACACATGAACAGGTTTTTAAAATCGTCGGCGCTGTTTTCGCGTTTAAGCTGCTCAATGTCGAACAGCGTGCAGCCACCTTTCAGGGCGTCCTCAATGGTGACAATCTGCCGCCACTGGCCGTCCGCACAGAGAAGACCTCCGGCAAGGGCATTATGACTGACGTCGATTTCCACGCGTTCGGCGGCGCTGGCGCGTCCCCGGTTAAACAGTTCACCCGACCAGAACGGGTAGGCGTCGTGCGCCAGCGTGGACGGGGTGGAGAAATAGGTCGAGCGCAGGTGACTCTGTGAGGCCATACCTGATGCCACCTTACGCAGTACCTGAAAATTCGGGATCCAGAAAATCTCATCGACGTACAGGTCGCCGTTATGGCTCTGCGCGGTGTTGGAGTTAGTGCCGAGAAAAATCAGTTTTGCGCCGTTATTGCCCAGGACAATCGGGTCACCGGTCAGGTCAACGTCAACTAGACGGGCAAAGGCGATGATGTATTCGCGGAACACATACGCCTGCGTTTTACTGGCCGACAGAAAAATCTGGTTATGACCGGTTTTCAGGGCGCGCAGCAGCGCCTCGCGGGAAAAATAAAACGTCGCGCCAATCTGGCGGGATTTCAGGATATCGCGGATGCGGTGCTCAAGCCCGGCGCGATACCAGTGCAACTGATAGTCGAAAGACTGCTCAAAGAAAATCTGCTCCAGCTTTTCGATGGCCTCGTCACTGAAAAAATTCTTTTTCGGTTTGCGCCGCCCGCCTTTGTTGCGGTTAGCGACGTTCGGATTAAGGTCTGCCTCGTTGCCGGTCTGACTGTAGCGGTTGACCCGCGCCAGTCGTTCAATCTGGCGTCCGAGCAGGTCAATTTCCTTGAAATCACCGCCGGTTTTCTGCGGTTTGATGATGAGCTGGGTCAGCCGCGCTTCCAGGCTCATTTCGACACGGCTGATGGGGGCAACACTGTCCCAGCCGTCGCGCTGTTTCCAGCTCTGCACCGTCGGGCGTTTCATCTGCAACATGGCGGCAATCTGCGGCACGGAAAATCCCTGCCAGTACAGCAGCGCCGCCTGACGACGCGGGTCGTGTAAAAGAGTGGTGTCTGTGGTGATGGTCATGAATACCTCGCCGTGATGAATACACGGCAAGGCTACTGAGTCGCGCCCCGCGATTCGCTAAGGTGCTGTTGTGTCAGTGATAAGCCATCCGGGACTGATGGCGGAGGATGCGCATCGTCGGGAAACTGATGCCGACATGTGACTCCTCTAATCACTATTCAGGACTCCTGACAATGGCAAAAAAAGTCTCAAAATTCTTTCGTATCGGCGTTGAGGGTGACACCTGTGACGGGCGTGTCATCAGTGCGCAGGATATTCAGGAAATGGCCGAAACCTTTGACCCGCGAGTCTATGGTTGCCGCATTAACCTGGAACATCTGCGCGGCATCCTGCCTGACGGTATTTTTAAGCGTTATGGCGATGTGGTCGAACTGAAGGCCGAAAAGATTGACGATGATTCGGCGCTGAAAGGCAAATGGGCGCTGTTTGCGAAAATCACCCCGACCGATGACCTTATCGCGATGAACAAGGCTGCGCAGAAGGTCTACACCTCAATGGAAATTCAGCCGAACTTTGCCAACACCGGCAAATGTTATCTGGTGGGTCTGGCCGTCACCGATGACCCGGCAAGCCTCGGCACGGAATACTTGGAATTCTGCCGCACGGCAAAACACAACCCCCTGAACCGCTTCAAATTAAGCCCTGAAAACCTGATTTCAGTGGCAACGCCTGTTGAGCTGGAATTTGAAGACCTGCCTGAAACCGTGTTCACCGCCCTGACCGAAAAGGTGAAATCCATTTTTGGCCGCAAACAGGCCAGCGATGACGCCCGTCTGAATGACGTGCATGAAGCGGTGACCGCTGTCGCTGAACATGTGCAGGAAAAACTGAGCGCCACTGAGCAGCGCCTCGCTGAGATGGAAACTGCCTTTTCCGCTCTTAAGCAGGAGGTGACTGACAGGGCGGATGAAACCAGCCAGGCATTCACCCGCCTGAAAAACAGTCTCGACAGCACCGAAAGTCTGACCCAGCAGCGCCGCAGCAAGGCCACCGGCGGTGGCGGTGACGCCCTGATGACGAACTGCTGACCGGCGTCAGCCAGTCCGGGAAAACCTTCACGATTAACCCTTAATTTCAGGAAAAACTATGCGCCAGGAAACCCGCTTTAAATTTAATGCCTACCTGTCCCGTGTTGCCGAACTGAACGGCATCGACGCCGGTGATGTGTCGAAAAAATTCACCGTTGAACCGTCGGTCACCCAGACCCTGATGAACACCATGCAGGAGTCCTCTGATTTTCTGACCCGCATCAACATTGTGCCGGTCAGCGAAATGAAAGGGGAAAAAATTGGTATCGGTGTCACCGGCTCCATCGCCAGCACCACCGACACCGCCGGTGGCACCGAGCGTCAGCCGAAGGACTTCTCGAAGCTGGCGTCTAACAAGTACGAATGCGACCAGATTAACTTCGATTTTTATATCCGCTACAAAACGCTTGACCTGTGGGCGCGTTATCAGGATTTCCAGCTCCGTATCCGTAACGCCATTATCAAACGCCAGTCCCTTGATTTCATCATGGCCGGTTTTAACGGCGTGAAGCGTGCCGAAACCTCTGACCGCAGCAGCAATCCGATGCTGCAGGATGTGGCGGTTGGCTGGCTGCAGAAATACCGCAATGAAGCCCCGGCGCGTGTGATGAGCAAGGTCACTGACGAGGAAGGCCGCACCACCTCTGAGGTTATCCGCGTGGGTAAGGGCGGTGATTATGCCAGCCTCGATGCACTGGTGATGGATGCGACCAACAACCTGATTGAGCCGTGGTATCAGGAAGACCCTGACCTTGTGGTGATTGTGGGACGTCAGCTACTGGCGGACAAGTATTTCCCCATCGTCAACAAGGAGCAGGACAACAGCGAAATGCTGGCCGCTGACGTCATCATCAGCCAGAAACGCATCGGTAACCTGCCGGCGGTACGCGTCCCGTACTTCCCGGCGGATGCGATGCTCATCACGAAGCTGGAAAACCTGTCCATCTACTACATGGATGACAGCCATCGCCGCGTGATTGAGGAAAACCCGAAACTCGACCGCGTGGAGAACTACGAGTCAATGAACATTGATTACGTGGTGGAAGACTACGCCGCCGGTTGTCTGGTGGAAAAATTAAGGTCGGTGATTTCTCCACACCGGCCAGGGCGACCGCAGAGCCGGGAGCGTAACCGATGACGAGTCCCGCACAGCGCCACATGATGCGGGTCTCGGCAGCGATGACCGCGCAGCGGGAAGCCGCCCCGCTGCGACATGCAACTGTCTATGAGCAGATGCTGGTTAAGCTCGCCGCAGACCAGCGCACACTGAAAGCGATTTATTCAAAAGAGCTGAAGGCCGCAAAAAAACGCGAACTGCTGCCGTTCTGGTTGCCGTGGGTGAACGGCGTGCTGGAGCAGGGCAAAGGCGCACAGGATGACATTCTGATGACGGTCATGCTGTGGCGTCTGGATACCGGCGATATTGCCGGTGCGCTGGAGATTGCCCGTTATGCCCTGAAGTATGGTCTGACCATGCCGGGGAAACACCGCCGCACCCCGCCGTACATGTTCACCGAGGAGGTGGCGCTTGCGGCCATGCGCGCTCACGCTGCCGGTGAGTCTGTGGATCCCCGCCTGCTGACGGACACCCTTGAACTGACCGCCACGGCTGACATGCCTGATGAAGTGCGCGCAAAGCTGCACAAAATCACCGGTCTGTTTCTGCGTGACGGTGGTGATGCCGCAGGTGCGCTGGCGCACCTGCAACGTGCGACACAGCTCGACTGTCAGGCAGGCGTCAAAAAAGAGATTGAACGACTGGAGCGGGAGCTGAAACCGAAGCCGGAGCCGCAGCCAAAAGCGGCCACCCGTACCCCGCATAAGACCCGGAGCGTGACACCGGCAAAACGTGGACGCCCGAAAAAGAAAGCCAGTTAACAACCGAATGCGCCCCGCGCCAGGGCGGCACGCCGGTCAGTGTGGGTGAATCACCTGACACTGTACCGGCGTCCACCGCCCGACTTTTCTGAGGTAGTCATGATGACGCTGATTATTCCGCGAAAGGAGGCTCCCGTGTCCGGTGAGGGTACGGTGGTCATCCCGCAACCGGCAGGCGACGAGCCGGTGATTAAAAACACGTTCTTTTTTCCCGATATCGACCCGAAGCGCGTCCGGGAACGTATGCGCCTTGAGCAGACCGTCGCCCCCGCCCGTCTGCGTGAGGCCATCAAGTCAGGCATGGCGGAGACGAATGCGGAGCTGTACGAGTACCGCGAACAGAAAATTGCCGCCGGTTTTACGCGTCTGGCTGACGTCCCGGCGGACGATATCGACGGTGAAAGCATCAAGGTTTTTTACTACGAGCGCGCCGTGTGTGCGATGGCGACCGCGTCGCTTTATGAGCGTTATCGCGGCGTGGATGCCAGTGCGAAAGGCGACAAGAAGGCCGACAGCATTGACAGCACTATTGATGAACTGTGGCGGGATATGCGCTGGGCGGTGGCGCGTATCCAGGACAAGCCGCGCTGCATCGTGAGTCAAATCTGATGAAGACCTTTGCGCTACAGGGCGACACGCTCGACGCCATTTGTGTCCGGTATTACGGGCGCACTGAGGGCGTGGTCGAGGCTGTGCTCGCCGCAAATCCGGGACTGGCTGAACTGGGGGCGGTGCTGCCACATGGCACCGCCGTCGAACTGCCCGACGTTCAGACCGCGCCCGTGGCTGAAACTGTCAATCTGTGGGAGTAACGCATGACAGCAGAAGAAAAAAGCGTCCTGTCGCTTTTCATGATTGGGGTGCTGATTGTTGTCGGCAAAGTGCTTGCCGGTGGTGAACCCATCACCCCGCGTCTGTTTATCGGGCGCATGTTGCTCGGTGGTTTTGTCTCGATGGTTGCCGGTGTTGTTCTGGTGCAGTTTCCTGACCTGTCACTGCCTGCGGTGTGCGGTATCGGCTCCATGCTGGGTATCGCCGGTTATCAGGTGATTGAGATTGCCATTCAGCGCCGTTTTAAGGGCAGGGGGAAACAGTAATGCCGGTAATTAACACGCATCAGAATATCGCGGCCTTTCTCGACATGCTGGCAGTGTCCGAAGGGACGGCGAATCATCCGCTGACGAAAAACCGGGGCTATGACGTGATAGTCACCGGACTGGACGGGAAGCCGGAAATTTTCACCGACTACAGTGACCACCCGTTCGCGCATGGCCGACCGGCGAAGGTGTTTAACCGTCGCGGTGAAAAATCCACGGCCTCCGGTCGCTATCAGCAACTTTACCTGTTCTGGCCGCATTACCGCAAACAGCTTGCCCTGCCGGATTTCAGTCCGTTGTCACAGGACAGACTCGCCATTCAGTTGATCCGCGAACGCGGTGCACTGGATGACATCCGGGCGGGACGCATTGAGCGCGCCATTTCACGCTGTCGCAATATCTGGGCGTCCCTGCCGGGAGCCGGTTACGGTCAGCGTGAGCATTCACTGGAAAAACTGGTCACCGTCTGGCGTACCGCCGGCGGCGTACCGGCTTAAACGGAGTAAACACCATGAAGAAATTATCCCTTTCACTGATGCTGAACGTGTCGCTGGCGCTGATGCTGGCACTGTCCCTGATTTACCCGCAGAGCGTGGCCGTCAGTTTTGTCGCCACCTGGGCGATTCTGGCGACGGTTATCTGTGTGGTTGCCGGTGGTGTCGGTGTGTATGCCACTGAGTATGTACTGGAACGCTACGGACGGGAGCTGCCGCCGGAATCGCTGGCCGTGAAGATTGTCACGTCGCTGTTTTTGAAGCCGGTGCCGTGGCGCAGACGGGCAGTAGCTCTGGTGGTGATGGTGGCGACATTTATCTCGCTGGTTGCTGCCGGGTGGATTTTTACCGCGCTGATTTATCTTGTGGCGTCGCTGTTTTTCCGGCTGATACGTACGGCCTGTCGTCAGCGTCTTGAGGGGCGGGAACCATGTCAAAGCTGATGATTGTGCTGGTCGTGTTGTTATCGCTGGCGGTGACAGGTCTGTTTCTGGCGAAGCATGAAAACGCCAGCCTGCGCGCCTCGCTGGACAGGGCGAACAACGTCGCCAGCGGTCAGCAGACGACCATCACCATGCTGAAAAATCAGCTTCATGTTGCGCTCACCAGGGCAGATAAAAACGAGCTGGCGCAGGTTGCACTGCGTCAGGAACTGGAGAACGCCGCGAAACGTGAAGCACAGCGCGAGAAAACCATCACGAGGTTACTTAATGAGAACGAAGATTTTCGCCGCTGGTACGGTGCTGACCTGCCTGATGCTGTGCGCCGGTTGCACCAGCGCCCCGCCTGCACCGACGCCAGTGATTGTCCACAACGCCTGCCCGAAAGTGAGTCTTTGCCCGATGCCGGGCAGTGACCCGGAGACGAACGGCGATTTAAGTGCCGATATCCGGCAGCTTGAGAACGCGCTGGCACGCTGTGCCAGCCAGGTAAAAATGATTAAACACTGTCAGGACGAAAACGATGCTCAAACCCGACAGCCTGCGCAGGGCGCTGACTGATGCCGTCACGGTGTTGAAAACTAACCCCGATATGCTGCGGATATTCGTGGATAACGGGAGTATTGCCTCCACACTGGCGACGTCGTTGTCATTCGAAAAGCGTTACACGCTCAATGTCATTGTGACCGACTTTACCGGTGATTTTGACCTGCTCATCGTGCCGGTGCTGGCATGGCTGCGGGAAAATCAGCCCGACATCATGACCACCGACGAAGGCCAGAAAAAGGGCTTCACGTTTTATGCAGACATCAACAATGACAGCAGCTTTGATATCAGCATCAGCCTGATGCTGACCGAGCGCACGCTGGTCAGTGAGGTTGACGGTGCGCTGCATGTGAAGAATATCCCGGAACCTCCGCCGCCGGAGCCGGTCACCCGCCCGGTGGAGCTGTATATCAATGGCGAACTGGTGAGCAAGTGGGATGAATGAGTTTAAGCGTTTTGAAGACCGGCTGACCGGACTTATTGAATCGCTGTCACCGTCAGGGCGTCGGCGACTGAGTGCCGAACTGGCGAAACGTCTGCGTCAGAGTCAGCAGCGTCGGGTGATGGCACAGAAAGCCCCGGACGGCACACCCTACGCACCACGCCAGCAGCAGAGCGCCAGAAAAAAGACCGGTCGCGTTAAGCGAAAAATGTTTGCGAAACTTATCACCAGTCGTTTTTTGCATATCCGCGCCAGCCCGGAACAGGCATCAATGGAGTTTTACGGCGGAAAGTCACCGAAAATCGCCAGTGTGCATCAGTTCGGTCTGTCGGAAGAAAACCGGAAAGACGGTAAGAAAATTGATTATCCGGCGCGTCCCCTGCTCGGCTTTACCGGTGAGGATGTGCAGATGATTGAAGAGATTATTCTGGCGCACCTCGACCGTTAGTTGTGCCATTCCCGACACCTCATCGTCACATTGCCGCCGGTATGACCCGGCGGCATCCTTCCCGTTATGAACACTCTCGCAAATATTCAGGAACTCGCGCGCGCACTGCGCAACATGATTCGTACCGGCCTTGTCGTCGAAACCGACCTTAACGCCGGTCGCTGCCGTGTGCAGACCGGCGGCATGTGCACCGACTGGCTTCAGTGGCTGACCCATCGTGCCGGGCGTTCGCGCACATGGTGGGCACCTTCCGTGGGGGAACAGGTGCTGATTCTGGCCGTGGGCGGTGAACTCGACACGGCGTTTGTTCTGCCGGGGATTTATTCCGGCGATAACCCCGCGCCGTCTGCGTCGGCTGATGCCCTGCATATCCGTTTCCCTGACGGGGCGGTGATTGAGTATGAACCTGAAACCAGTGCACTCACGGTAAGCGGAATTAAAACGGCCAGCGTGACGGCTTCTGATTCTGTTACTGCCACGGTGCCGGTGGTCATGGTGAAAGCATCAACCCGCGTCACCCTGGACACCCCGGAGGTGGTCTGCACCAACAGGCTGATTACCGGCACGCTGGAAGTGCAGAAGGGCGGGACGATGCGCGGCAACATTGAACACACCGGCGGTGAACTCTCATCAAACGGTAAGGTACTGCATACCCATAAACACCCCGGCGACAGCGGCGGCACAACCGGGAGTCCTCTATGACAGCGCGTTATCTCGGAATGAATCGCAGTGATGGCCTGACTGTCACTGACCTTGAGCATATCAGCCAGAGTATCGGCGATATCCTGCGCACACCGGTCGGCTCACGGGTGATGCGTCGTGATTACGGCTCGTTGCTGGCGTCAATGATTGACCAGCCGCAGACCCCGGCGCTTGAGTTGCAGATTAAGGTCGCCTGTTACATGGCCGTGCTGAAATGGGAACCCCGCGTCACCCTGTCATCCGTCACCACGGCGCGCAGTTTTGACGGGCGAATGACGGTCACGTTAACCGGTCAGCACAACGACACCGGCCAGCCACTTTCGTTAACCATCCCTGTGAGTTGAAACCATGCCGATTATCGACCTGAACCAGCTACCCGCACCGGATGTGGTCGAGGAGCTGGACTTTGAAACCATTCTTGCCGAACGCAAGGCGACACTGATTTCCCTTTACCCGGAAGACCAGCAGGAGGCGGTCGCCCGTACCCTGACGCTGGAATCCGAGCCTCTCGTCAAACTGCTGGAGGAAAATGCTTATCGTGAGCTTATCTGGCGTCAGCGTGTGAATGAGGCCGCACGGGCGGTGATGCTGGCTTGTGCCGCCGGTAATGACCTTGATGTGATTGGTGCCAATTACAACACCACGCGCCTGATTATCACCCCGGCAGATGATTCGACTATCCCGCCGACACCGGCAGTGATGGAGTCTGACACCGATTATCGTCTGCGTATTCAGCAGGCGTTTGAGGGCTTAAGCGTCGCCGGGTCGGTGGGAGCCTATCAGTATCATGGTCGCAGTGCTGACGGGCGTGTCGCGGATATCTCTGTCACCAGTCCGTCTCCGGCCTGCGTCACTATCTCCGTGCTGTCACGTGAAAATAACGGCGTCGCATCCGAAGACCTGCTGGCCGTGGTGCGTAACGCCCTTAATGGCGAGGACGTCAGGCCGGTGGCCGACCGCGTGACCGTGCAGTCTGCCGCCATTGTTGAATATCAGATAAACGCCACGCTTTACCTTTACCCAGGTCCCGAAAGCGAACCCATCCGCGCTGCTGCCGTGAAAAAACTGGAAGCGTACATCACGGCACAGCACCGGCTTGGGCGCGACATCCGTCTGTCTGCCATTTATGCCGCTTTGCATGTGGAAGGCGTGCAGCGTGTCGAACTGACTGCACCTCTGGCTGACATCGTGCTCAACAGTACGCAGGCGTCTTTCTGTACTGAATACCGCGTCGTGACCGGAGGCTCGGATGAGTGATTCGCGACTGCTGCCGACCGGCTCATCACCGCTTGAAGTCGCCGCCGCAAAAGCCTGTGCGGAAATTGAAAAAACGCCGGTCAGTATTCGTGAGCTATGGAACCCGGATACCTGTCCGGCAAATCTGCTGCCGTGGCTGGCGTGGTCATTTTCGGTTGACCGCTGGGATGATAAGTGGCCGGAAGCGACAAAACGCGCTGTTATCCGCGATGCGTATTTCATTCACTGCCATAAGGGCACTATTGGTGCGATTCGCCGTGTGGTGGAGCCGCTCGGCTATCTGATTGAGGTGAGGGAGTGGTGGCAGCTCAACGAGGAGCCGGGGACGTTCCGCATCGTTGTTGGCGTGCTTGAGCAGGGTATTACCGAGGAAATGTATCAGGAGCTGGAGCGTCTCGTTGCTGATGCAAAACCTGCAAGCCGCCATCTGACGGGACTGGCTATCAGTTTAAGTACAACCGGCAACATTTTTGCCGGTGCGGGATGCTATCACGGCGACGCCCTGATGGTTTATCCCTACACCCCGGAGGCCATTATTGTCGGAGGGGATTATTTCCCGGCCTCGGCCATTCATTTAATTGATAACCTGAGAGTAAACGCATGACAGTGAAATACTACGCCATTCTGACTAATCAGGGCGCGGCACGGCTGGCTAACGCGACGATGCTCGGCAGTAAGCTGAATCTGACGCAAATGGCCGTTGGTGATGCAAATGGTGTCTTGCCGACACCAGACCCGGCACAGACAAAACTTATTAACCAGAAACGCATCGCGCCGCTGAATCTTCTGAGTGTTGACCCGAACAACCAGAGCCAGATTATTGCGGAGCAAATCATCCCTGAGAACGAGGGCGGATTCTGGATCCGTGAGATTGGGCTTTATGATGATGAAGGCGTACTCATTGCGGTGGCGAACTGCCCGGAAACGTACAAACCGCAGTTGCAGGAAGGCAGTGGTCGTACCCAGACTATCCGCATGATTCTGGTTGTCACGAATACCGAAGCTATCACGCTGAAAATCGACCCGTCGGTGGTACTGGCGACCCGTAAATACGTGGATGATGAAGTCCTGGAATTAAAGCTGTATGTGGATGACCAGATGAGAAACCACATTGCCGCACAGGACCCTCATACCCAGTATGCGCAGAAACATAATCCGACATTTACCGGAGAACCAAAAGCGCCGACGCCTGCCGCAGGAAATAACACCACGCGGATTGCGACCACTGAGTTTGTTCAGGCCGCTGTTACCGCTCTGATTAACGGTGCGCCTGCCACGCTGGACACACTAAAAGAAATTGCTGCAGCCATTAACAATGACCCGAAATTCAGCACCACCATTAACAATGTGCTGTCAGGTAAGCAGCCACTGGATGAGACGCTGACTCATTTGAGTGGAAAGGATGTTGCCGGTCTTCTCGCATACCTTGGTTTAGGAGAAACGATAAATCTGGCAAGAAATGCCGTTCCGGCGACACGCCGGATTAACAGTAAACCACTAACCGGTGATATCACCCTGTGGGCGTCAGATGTGGGGGCATTACCAATTGCCGGAGGACGACTGAATGGTGCGTTAGGCATTGGTGCTGATAATGCGCTGGGTGGTAATTCGATTGTGCTCGGTGATAACGATACAGGGTTTAAACAGGATGGCGACGGCGTTCTGGGTATTTACGCCAATAATGCCAGGATCGGTTATATCGACAATTCCGGGCTGCACATGTCAGTAAATGTTCTCACTAATGGTGGCATACGAGTAGGTGACGGAAAACAGTTTTCACTGACGAGTAATAATAACTCGACAATGACAGCCACGTTTAATTTATGGGGTGGTGCAGACAGACCCACAGTGATTGAACTGGACGACGATCAGGGATGGCAATTCTACAGCCAGAGAAATACAGATGGCAGTATTTCGTTCAGAGTAAATGGTCAGATGGAACCGAATAGCTATTCCAACTTTGACAGCCGTTACGTGCAGGATATCAGGCTGGGTAGCCTGCAATATGGGCAGGTATGGAACGGTCCGGGGTTCAGTGATACTTCTGGTTATGTAATAACCGGCATCACTAATGGCAATAGTGATGAACTGGTTGACGGAGCGCACAGACGCCCAATACAAAAACTAATTGGCAACCAGTGGTATAACGTGGTGAGTATTTAATTATGATGCATCTGAAAAATATCGTAGCCGGTAATCCAAAAACGCCTGACCAGTATCAACTCACTAAAAAATTTGGTGTGGTGTGGCTGTTTGATGAAGATGGTAAAAACTGGTATGAGGAACAGAAGAAATTTTCTGCCGACTCGTTAAAAATTGCCTACGATAAAAATAATGTTATTGTGGATATTAACAAAGATGTTTCGGCAATAAATCCTGATGGGTGCAGCGTTGTTGAGTTACCTGATATCACAGCTAATCGCCGGGCGGATGTATCAGGACGCTGGATGTTTAATGGTGAGCAGGTGAGTAAACGTGTTTATTCGCCGGAGGAGCTACGCCAGCAGGCAGAGGCGAAAAAACAGAAGTTACTCGAAGAAGCCGAAGTCGTTATTAAGCCACTGTCGCGCGCAGTAAAGATGGGTATCGCAACCGATGAGGAGCGGAAGCGGCTGGAAGCATGGGAACTCTACAGCGTTCTGGTCAGTCGGGTTGATTCATCTGACCCTGACTGGCCGGAGAAGCCAGCCAGTCAGTAAGACATTATTTAGGTAATTCAGGCCACTTTATTTTTTCAAAGGTGGCCTCATCATTAACTTGTGAAAAATCAATATCTTTCAACTTATTAATGTATCCCATCCAATTTATTAGAGTGACTTTGTTTTCATCACTAATAATCCCCAGCGTTAATTCTGTACGCCAGTCCTTAATGACATTATTTGCATCGTTAAGTAATTTCTGTCGGGTGGTTTCCGCCTTAGCCTGATAATCCACCGGAACGGGTAAAACCTGACCATCCCTGTACAACCATGAGCCATCACCACGACAATCATCAGGGCAGTCAGCAGCGTCTATTTCCGCAACAGACATATTAACCGGCCACAACATTGATACGGCGTATGTGTTTCCACGTTGCGGGACTGGCTGATTAACAACACTCCAGATAACCCCTTCAGGATCGTACATAATTTTTGCAGTATCATCAGAAAATAATGACTGACACTCATACCAGTCCTGCCCGTCTTCTGACTCCAGAAAATATGCACCTATGTTTATTTCGGACTGCGTTTTCCCTCTGTTTACGGGCGCGTCAATAAGTCTGAAATTTTTAATATCCTGATATTTTTTCATTATGTCGTTCCCCCTTGTACGGTATACCACTGATTCCCGACTCGTTTTTGCAAAGGCGCATAATTAATACCATCAATATTTTCGCCTTGATTATCTTTCCAGACGGAAGTAACTACATATCCGGGAGTGTTAGGCCATGACCCCGCATTGTTCCAGGTAGTCACAGATGTGCCAGCCCCTAACTGAACATCTGCGACAAAATTATTATTAATCCACAGACTCAGCCAGCTATTCCCCCAGACAGAACCAAAGATGTCGCCGTTATTAGTCATGCGCGATGAGCCATTTCCTGCCTGTACTTCGCCTGTGGCTACAGCGTTTCCGTTTACTTTCAGGGAAACCATGCTCTCCACGAGGATACTGATAAAGCGGAGTACATGTGCGGAGTTCGCGTAAATATCAAGCACACCATCTCCGTTTTGCTTAATTCCTGTGTCGTTATCACCGAGCACAATCGAATTACCACCCAGCGCATTATCAGCACCAATGCCTAACGCACCATTCAGTCGTCCTCCGGCAATTGGTAATGCCCCCACATCTGACGCCCACAGGGTGATATCACCGGTCAGTGGTTTACTGTTAATCCGGCGTGTCGCCGGAACGGCATTTCTTGCCAGATTTATCGTTTCTCCTAAACCAACGTTTTTGAAAATGCAGAGTTAACGGCTAACTGGCATCATCTCCGGTTTTTATTCAGGGGGATGCTCATGCTTATTGGCTATGTTCGCGTATCAACAAATGACCAGAATACGGAATTGCAGCGTAACGCGCTGGAGTGTGCAGGATGTGAGCTGATTTTTGAGGACAAAATCAGCGGCACGAAGTCTGACCGACCGGGGCTGAAAAAACTGCTCAGAACATTATCGGAGGGTGACACTCTGGTAGTCTGGAAGCTGGACCGGCTGGGGCGTAGTATGCGGCATCTGGTCATTCTGGTTGAGGAGCTGCGCGAACGCGGCGTTAATTTTCGCAGCCTGACGGATGCTATTGATACCAGTACGCCGATGGGGCGTTTTTTCTTTCATGTGATGGGTGCCCTGGCTGAAATGGAACGAGAACTCATTGTCGAGCGGACACGCGCCGGACTGGAAGCGGCCAGAGCCAAAGGTCGTATTGGTGGCAGACGTCCGAAACTCACCTCGAGTGAGTGGGAGCAAGCCGGGCGGTTGCTGGCTGCGGGGAAGTCACGTCAACGCGTGGCGCTGATTTTTGATATTGGCCTGTCCACGCTCTATAAAAAATTCCCCTCATCAGCGATAAAGAATAAATTGTGTCATCCCTTAGCCAACCGGGACAAATAGCCTGACATCTCCGGCACAACTGAAAATACCACTCACCCATTAACCACGGAGTTAAACGGATGAGTGACTATCATCACGGCGTGCAGGTGCTGGAGATTAACGACGGCACCCGCGTCATTTCCACCGTATCCACGGCCATTGTCGGCATGGTCTGTACGGCCAGCGATGCGGATGCCGAAACCTTCCCCCTCAATACACCGGTGCTGATTACCAATGTGCAGAGCGCAATTGCAAAGGCCGGTAAAAAAGGCACGCTGGCGGCGTCGTTGCAGGCCATCGCCGACCAGTCAAAACCGGTCACCGTTGTCGTGCGTGTGGAGGACGGTACCGGCGACGACGAGGAAACGAAACTCGCGCAGACCGTTTCCAATATCATCGGCACCACCGACGAAAACGGTCAGTACACCGGACTGAAAGCCCTGCTGGCGGCGGAGTCGGTAACCGGTGTTAAACCGCGTATTCTCGGCGTGCCGGGACTGGACACCAAAGAGGTGGCTGTTGCACTGGCATCAGTCTGTCAGAAGCTGCGCGCTTTCGGGTATATCAGCGCATGGGGCTGTAAAACCATTTCCGAGGTGAAAGCCTACCGCCAGAATTTCAGCCAGCGTGAGCTGATGGTCATCTGGCCGGATTTCCTCGCATGGGATACGGTCACCAGCACCACCGCCACCGCGTATGCCACCGCCCGTGCGCTGGGTCTGCGTGCCAGAATCGACCAGGAGCAGGGCTGGCATAAAACGCTGTCCAATGTCGGGGTGAACGGTGTTACCGGCATCAGCGCATCTGTATTCTGGGATTTGCAGGAGTCCGGCACCGATGCTGACCTGCTTAACGAGTCAGGCGTCACTACGCTGATTCGCCGCGACGGTTTCCGCTTCTGGGGTAACCGTACCTGCTCTGATGACCCGCTGTTCCTCTTTGAAAACTACACCCGCACCGCGCAGGTGCTGGCCGACACGATGGCTGAGGCGCACATGTGGGCGGTGGACAAGCCCATCACCGCAACGCTGATTCGCGACATCGTTGACGGCATCAATGCCAAATTCCGTGAACTGAAAACAAACGGCTATATCGTGGATGCGACCTGCTGGTTCAGCGAAGAATCCAACGATGCGGAAACCCTCAAGGCCGGAAAACTGTATATCGACTACGACTATACACCGGTGCCTCCTCTCGAAAACCTGACCCTGCGCCAGCGTATTACCGATAAATACCTGGCAAATCTGGTCACTTCGATTAACAGCAATTAAGGAGCCTGACCGATGGCAATGCCGCGCAAACTCAAGTTAATGAACGTCTTTCTGAACGGCTACAGCTATCAGGGCGTCGCGAAGTCCGTCACGCTACCAAAACTGACCCGTAAGCTCGAAAACTATCGCGGTGCGGGGATGAACGGCAGCGCACCGGTAGACCTCGGCCTTGATGACGATGCGCTGTCAATGGAGTGGTCGCTCGGGGGCTTCCCGGATTCGGTTATCTGGGAGCTTTACGCCGCAACCGGCGTGGATGCCGTGCCGATTCGTTTTGCTGGCTCTTACCAGCGCGACGATACCGGCGAAACGGTGGCCGTCGAAGTGGTCATGCGTGGACGTCAGAAAGAAATCGACACCGGCGAGGGGAAACAGGGAGAAGATACCGAGTCGAAAATCTCCGTGGTCTGCACCTATTTCCGGCTGACGATGGACGGTAAGGAGCTGGTCGAAATTGACACCATCAACATGATTGAGAAGGTGAACGGCGTCGACCGGCTGGAGCAACACCGCCGCAATATCGGTCTGTGATTTTCATCCGGTCAGCCAGGCTGACCGGTTAACCCCGATTCAGAAGTGAGGAAACCATGAACAAAGAAAATGTGATTACCCTGGACAATCCGGTCAAACGTGGTGAGCAGGTTATCGAACAGGTCACGCTGATGAAACCTAATGCCGGGACGCTGCGCGGTGTCAGTCTGGCTGCGGTCGCGAACTCCGAAGTCAATGCACTGATTAAAGTGCTGCCGCGCATGACGGCACCGATGCTGACCGAGCAGGAAGTCGCCGCGCTGGAACTGCCTGACCTTGTGGCGCTGGCCGGTAAGGTGGTCGGTTTTTTGTCGCCGAACTCGGTGCAGTAACGTTTCCGAAAAATCTGTCGGTCGATGACCTGATGGCGGATGTGGCAGTGATATTTCACTGGCCGCCATCAGAACTGTATCCCATGAGTCTGACCGAACTCATCACATGGCGCGAAAAGGCGCTCCGGCGAAGCGGAAACACGAATGAGTAACAATGTAAAATTACAGGTATTGCTCAGGGCTGTTGACCAGGCATCCCGCCCGTTTAAATCCATCCGCACAGCGAGTAAGTCGCTGTCGGGGGATATCCGGGACACACAAAAATCACTGCGCGAGCTGAACGGTCATGCATCCCGTATTGAGGGATTCCGCAAGACCAGTGCACAGCTCGCCGTGACTGGTCATGCACTTGAAAAGGCACGGCAGGAAGCCGAAGCCCTTGCCACACAGTTTAAAAACACCGAACGTCCGACCCGTGCTCAGGCGAAAGTGCTGGAATCCGCAAAGCGTGCGGCGGAGGACTTACAGGCGAAATATAACCGCCTGACGGATTCCGTTAAACGCCAGCAACGGGAACTGGCCGTTGTGGGAATTAATACCCGCAATCTTGCACATGATGAGCAGGGACTGAAAAACCGTATCAGTGAAACCACCGCACAACTTAACCGGCAGCGTGACGCGCTGGCGCGTGTCAGTGCACAACAGGCAAAACTTAATGCAGTAAAACAGCGTTATCAGGCCGGAAAGGAACTGGCCGGAAATATGGCCTCAGTGGGCGCTGCCGGTGTGGGGATTGCGGCGGCGGGAACGATGGCCGGAGTTAAGTTGCTGATGCCCGGTTATGAGTTTGCGCAGAAAAACTCAGAATTGCAGGCCGTGCTCGGTGTGGCAAAAGACTCCGCCGAAATGACCGCACTACGCAAACAGGCGCGCCAGCTCGGCGACAATACCGCCGCCTCGGCGGATGATGCGGCCGGTGCACAGATAATCATCGCGAAAGCGGGTGGGGATGTTGATGCCATTCAGGCGGCAACGCCGGTCACGCTGAATATGGCGCTGGCGAACCGCCGCACGATGGAAGAAAACGCCGCCCTGCTGATGGGGATGAAATCCGCCTTTCAGCTTTCAAACGATAAGGTCGCTCATATCGGGGATGTTCTCTCCATGACGATGAACAAAACCGCCGCCGATTTTGACGGCATGAGCGATGCGCTGACCTATGCCGCACCTGTGGCAAAAAATGCCGGTGTCAGCATTGAAGAAACCGCCGCAATGGTCGGGGCGCTGCATGATGCAAAAATCACAGGCTCAATGGCGGGGACGGGAAGCCGTGCCGTGTTAAGCCGCCTGCAGGCACCGACGGGAAAAGCATGGGATGCACTCAAAGAGCTTGGAGTGAAAACCTCAGACAGCAAGGGAAACACCCGGCCAATATTTACCATTCTGAAAGAAATGCAGGCCAGTTTTGAGAAAAACCGGCTCGGTACTGCCCAGCAGGCTGAATACATGAAAACTATTTTCGGGGAGGAGGCCAGCTCAGCCGCCGCCGTGCTGATGACTGCCGCCTCAACCGGAAAGCTGGACAAACTGACCGCTGCGTTTAAAGCCTCAGACGGGAAGACCGCCGAGCTGGTAAATATCATGCAGGACAACCTAGGCGGTGACTTTAAGGAGTTTCAGTCTGCTTATGAGGCGGTGGGGACTGACCTGTTTGACCAACAGGAAGGCGCACTGCGTAATCTCACGCAGACGGCCACAAAGTATGTGTTAAAACTCGACGGCTGGATCCAGAAAAACAAATCACTGGCGTCAACCATCGGCCTTATTGTCGGTGGCGCACTGGCGCTTATTGGCATCATCGGTGCAATTGGTCTTGTAGCCTGGCCGGTTATCACCGGCATTAATGCCATCATCGCGGCAGCAGGCGCAATGGGGGCAATCTTCACGACGGTTGGCAGTGCTGTTATGACGGCCATCGGGGCGATTAGCTGGCCGGTTGTGGCCGTGGTGGCCGCCATTGTCGCCGGGGCGTTGCTTATCCGTAAATACTGGGAGCCTGTCAGCGCATTCTTTGGCGGTGTGGTGGAAGGGCTGAAAGCGGCATTTGCGCCGGTGGGGGAACTGTTCACGCCACTTAAACCGGTTTTTGACTGGCTGGGTGAAAAGTTACAGGCCGCGTGGCAGTGGTTTAAAAACCTGATTGCCCCGGTTAAAGCCACACAGGACACCCTGAACCGTTGCCGTGACACGGGGGTCATGTTCGGGCAGGCACTGGCTGACGCGCTGATGCTGCCGCTTAATGCGTTCAACAAACTGCGCAGCGGTATTGACTGGGTACTGGAAAAACTCGGTGTTATCAACAAAGAGTCAGACACACTTGACCAGACCGCCGCCAGAACTCATGCCGCCACGTATGGCACCGGTGGTTATATTCCGGCGACCAGCTCTTATGCAGGTTATCAGGCTTATCAGCCGGTTACGGCACCGGCTGGCCGCTCTTATGTGGACCAGAGTAAAAACGAATATCACATCAGCCTGACGGGTGGTACTGCGCCGGGGACACAGCTTGACCGCCAGTTACAGGATGCGCTCGAAAAATACGAGCGGGATAAACGTGCGCGCGCCCGTGCCAGCATGATGCATGACGGTTAAGGAGGTGACGAAAAATGATGCTCGCGTTAGGTATGTTTGTTTTTATGCGCCAGACGCTGCCACACCAGACCATGCAGCGTGAATCAGATTATCGCTGGCCGTCAAATTCCCGTATCGGTAAACGGGATGCCTTTCAGTTTCTCGGTGTTGGCGAGGAAAACATCACGCTTGCCGGTGTGCTTTATCCCGAACTGACCGGCGGCAAGCTGACGATGACCACGCTCAGACTGATGGCAGAGGAAGGCCGGGCGTGGCCGTTGCTGGATGGCTCCGGCATGATTTACGGCATGTATGTCATCAGCAGGGTGAGTGAAACAGGGAGTATTTTCTTTGCAGACGGCACACCCCGGAAAATTGATTTTACGCTGTCGCTCACCCGCGTGGATGAATCACTGGCCGCGCTTTATGGCGATATCGGTAAACAGGCGGAGTCGCTCATCGGTAAGGCTGGCAGTATGGCGACCAGATTCACGGGTATGACGGGGGCGGGATAATGCTGGATGCGCTGACATTTGATGCAGGCAGTACGCTGACGCCGGATTACATGCTGATGCTCGACAGCAGGGATATTACCGGCAATATCAGCGACCGTCTGATGAGCATGACCCTGACGGATAACCGGGGCTTTGAGGCTGACCAGCTTGATATTGAGCTGAACGATGCCGACGGGCAGGTCGGGCTGCCGGTTCGTGGCGCTGTCCTGACGGTGTATATCGGCTGGAAAGGTTTTGCCCTGGTATGCAAAGGGAAATTTACCGTTGATGAGGTTGAACACCGGGGCGCACCGGATGTGGTCACCATCCGCGCCCGGAGTGCAGATTTTCGCGGGACGCTCAATTCCCGCCGTGAAGGCTCATGGCATGACACCACGCTCGGTGCGATTGTTGAGGCGATAGCCTCCCGTAATAAGCTGGAAGCCAGTGTCGCTCCGTCACTGGCCGGAATTAAAATCCCGCACATCGACCAGTCGCAGGAGTCTGATGCGAAATTCCTGACCCGTCTTGCAGAACGCAACGGCGGTGAGGTGTCGGTAAAAATGGGAAAACTGTTGTTTCTCAAAGCGGGGCAGGGGGTGACGGCCAGCGGTAAAAAAATCCCGCAGATTACCATCACCCGCAGTGACGGCGACCGCCATCATTTTGCGATTGCTGACCGTGGAGCCTATACCGGTGTAACGGCAAAGTGGTTACACACCAAAGACCCGAAGCCGCAAAAGCAGAAGGTAAAACTGAAACGCAAAAAGAAAGAGAAACACCTGCGCGCACTGGAGCACCCGAAAGCGAAACCAGTCACGCAGAAGAAAGCGCCAAAAGTACCGGAAGCACGCGAAGGTGAATACATGGCCGGTGAGGCTGACAACGTTTTTGCCCTGACCACGGTATATGCCACGAAAGCGCAGGCCATGCGCGCCGCTCAGGCGAAGTGGGATAAACTGCAACGGGGCGTTGCGGAGTTCTCCATCATCCTGGCTACCGGTCGTGCAGATATTTACACGGAAACGCCGGTCAAAGTGTCAGGCTTTAAGCGCGTCATAGACGAGCAGGACTGGACAATCACTAAGGTGACACATTTTCTGAATAATAGCGGCTTCACGACGTCCTTAGAGCTTGAGGTCAGGCTTTCTGATGTGGAGTACGAAACAGAAGATAATGAGTGATATGTTTTATTTATCTGTTTGTTTTATAAGGATAAATTAACTAGAATGGCACTATCAACAAAACCGGAAGAGGTGCTCGCGATGTTTCATTGTCCTTTATGCCAGCATGCCGCACATGCGCGTACAAGCCGCTATATCACTGACACGACAAAAGAGCGTTATCACCAGTGTCAGAACGTGAATTGCAGCGCCACGTTCATCACCTATGAGTCGGTACAGAGATACATCGTGAAGCCGGGAGAAGTCCACGCCGTAAGACCGCACCCGTTGCCGTCAGGGCAGCAAATTATGTGGATGTAATTACAAACAGAAAGCCCCTCAGTTGAGGGGCTTTTTTGTCGATGTGGTCAATGTGTGGACGTGACCAGAAATAAATCCTTTTATTTCAATTTGTTGTACGTAAAAAATAAGCCTGCGTAAGGGAGATTACGCAGGCCAAGGAGGTGGTTCCTGGTACAGCTAGCATTTATGGGTTATGTTTTTCAGCGCGTTGAATAATACCCGCATTGAGCGAAGCGGTATGTGATCAATTTCTAAGAATCTTCCCGCCATGAAAAAATAACCGCAATTAACTACTTAGCATGGGGGTTACGCGTTGATTCGCCTGAGAAATTACGCATCAATAGTGCGTAATCCAGCGTAACGTCCTGCGGGACGGGCATCCAGACGGTATAGCCATCGCCAGGTGCCACCGGCATAGCGTCGCCTTTGGCGTTCTCCATCTGTTCCAGGGTGAAATTGATATTTCCCTGCGGTGTCATCAGCTCCAGACTATCGCCAACGGAGAATTTATTTTTCACCGCCACGGCCGCCAGTTGGCCTTTACGCTCGCCGGTGAACTCGCCGACAAATTGCTGGCGTTCGGAAACGGAGTACCCGTACTCGTAATTCTGGTAATCGTCGTGCGTATGGCGACGCAGGAAACCTTCGGTATAGCCGCGATGAGCCAGACCTTCCAGCGTTTCCAGCAGCGTAGGGTCGAAGGGTTTACCCGCGGCGGCGTCGTCGATGGCCTTACGGTAGACCTGCGCAGTACGGGCGCAGTAATAAAAGGATTTGGTGCGGCCTTCGATTTTCAGCGAGTGGACGCCCATTTTCGTCAGGCGCTCCACGTGGGCGATAGCGCGCAAATCTTTTGAGTTCATGATATAGGTGCCATGCTCGTCTTCGAACGCGGTCATGTATTCGCCCGGTCTTTGGGCCTCTTCTATCATAAACACTTTATCCGTCGGCGCGCCGATACCGAGCGTCGGCTCAACGTTCTGTACCGGAATCGGTTCGTGCTTATGCACGATGTTGCCGACAACGTCTTCTTTTCCTTCCTGCACGTTATATTCCCAACGGCAGGCATTGGTGCAGGTGCCCTGATTCGGATCGCGTTTATTGATGTAGCCGGAAAGCAGGCAGCGGCCGGAATAGGCCATGCATAGCGCGCCGTGGACGAAAATTTCTATTTCCATATCCGGCACCTGCTGGCGAATTTCCTCAATCTCTTCCAGCGACAGCTCGCGGGAGAGAATCACACGGGTCAGCCCCATCTGCTGCCAGAATTTTACCGTCGCCCAGTTTACGGCGTTAGCCTGTACCGACAGGTGAATCGGCATTGCCGGGAAGTGCTCGCGTACCAGCATAATCAACCCTGGATCGGACATGATCAGCGCATCCGGGCCCATCTCGACGACGGGTTTCAGGTCACGGATAAAGGTTTTGAGCTTGGCGTTATGCGGGGCGATGTTCACCACCACGTAGAATTTTTTTCCGAGCGCGTGGGCTTCGTTGATGCCAAGCTGCAAATTTTCGTGATTGAATTCGTTATTACGCACGCGTAAAGAGTAGCGCGGTTGGCCCGCATAGACGGCATCGGCACCGTAAGCGAAAGCGTAACGCATATTTTTCAGCGTTCCCGCCGGCGAAAGAAGTTCTGGTTTAAACATCATTTTCTCGTTCTGATGACAGGTCAGATCCGCCTCACCTGATGAGGCGGCTTGAGGAGAGTCCTCACTTTAAGGGCGGGCATTGTACGCTTACGGACAGGCCGAGTAAATATTGCGAGAGTATATTGGCGCTAATAGAACACCGGATGTTAATGGAGAGCCAATGATGAAAATGAGCCGCACGGCCATCGCGTTGAGTCTGCTGGGAATGGTCGCGCATCCCGTTTGTGCCGCTCCGTCGTTTGAAGAGACGGCAAGACAGGTGATTATTGCTTTTCAGCAGCGAGACAACGCGAAAATTAATGCCCTGATTGATAAAAAAGTTGGGATGTATGTGCTGTACCGAATTGGGGCTGGGGTTGATTATAAGTGGATGAAAAGTTTTGATATTAATAAGCCGATACCCGGTTTTAACTACCTGTTGGGGCAGGTAGGTTGGTTTTCAGAGCATATTCCTGTGGATAACGAATTTGATCACCACACGGAGGTTGAGTACGTTTGTGAAAAGGGATGGGATCACGCCGGTTTTTTTGTCAGCTATACCGGTTCTGATAATGCGCTGCTGACATTTAGCATGGTGAATGGAGCGGATAATGGGGATCAGGCGTCTGATACCCGTATAGCAAACGCCAGGCGGCTTGAGCTGCAATCAGAGCGAGTGGTGGCAGTGCCGAAAAAATGGGGTGATGGTTTGATTTTTCATCTGAGCGAGCTTCATGGCTTGGGCAAAGGGTGGAGTTTAACGCTGCTGGATTTGGTCACGGAAGATTGTAGTGCGTGAGGCATATATGTTTAATCAGGGTAAATGGCTGCTTATTTATATCTTTCTGCTATCAGGATGTTATGGCACCCCCTCAATATTCAGAATTTAAATAAAACATTTCCTGAATATGAAACTAATTCACTAAAAAATAAAGTTGAAATTACCTCGGCAACATGCATTAAAGAAAATACTAAAGGTCATTTGACTTATTATAGCGTCAGTGATTACGTCTTTAACTAATTTGGCTCACGTTATGTATCCACTATGGGGAATCTTTATATATTCCGAAAAAAAACACAATGATATTCTTAATGCAGATAAGAGAGTAATCTTAGGGTGTGCAGGTTTGTAAACCAGGGTATGGCGGTAGCGTTATTTTTTAACGAGATATCATCAGAGGTGGAATTAATGATCGTAGACGGTACTCAGTACTAAGAGGAAATCAGGTTGAGGTTGAACAGAAAATGATAATTACGTATTGATAAGATGGAATCTATTGAATCTACTTATTAGTAGATTTTATTATGAAAAATATATTTTTGTTTTTTACGCATTGCGCAATAGCAAATCCTTGCCGCCTTGATGCAACTTGAGTGATTTTGTGTATAGTGTGGCAATGCTGAATACTGAATTGATACCTTCTACATATTAAATCAGGGGTTAGTGGTATGGGCGATTTTATAAAATATCTATTTATTTTTCCTTGCTTATGGAGCGCAAATTCTTTTGCGATTACTCAAACTCAATGGGATGGTAACTTTAGAGTCGAGGAACTTGGCGAGGAGTTAAATGATGGGAGTCAGGTTTTTTTACAATATAATTTAAAGATAGATAGTAAAAATAATCGTGCTTCTTTATCCATGACAACCTGGCATGCGGGGATAACATGCATTGGTGACTACTCTTTAAAAATCAATTCTGGTGTTTTGGCATTATACTATAACGGCGACGAGGAAAATGCATGTCCATATCCATCACCGCAATTTGAGATAAGCAATAAAGGAAAAGCATATTATATAAAAGGAAAAATGTTTTCATATTCTCAGCCTGGTGAATGGTTGCCACTCAAACGTATTACACTAAAATAATTCTATATTTGATAAATTATGATGATGAAGTTAATGATGGTATGAAATATTAATTGGATATGTCGTGAACATATTTTTGTTATATGTTTTCAATGTGTATGACAAGAAAATTTGCATGAAAAGATTATATGAGACGGTTTGAAAAATGAATGAAGTTCACATAAAAGCAAGGTCATTCTGAAACGAATTTGTCAAATTTACTGAATTATATATCAATAATTCCTGACTATCGACAATAATGTAAAATCGAGTACAAACTCACGGATTCTCTTTTGCTGATGGTTTGTGCAGTAATTGGTAGGACTGAAGGTTAGGGGAGTATATAAAGAAAACAATATTGTCTTTTGTTCTGTGCTTTTTTGTGAATTTTTGTCTTGCAGATATGCGTATTTTAAAGATAAATAAATCACACTATATTCGCTTTTTGCCATAAAAATGTGTAATAGCACATCAATTATAAAGAATAGAGAATATGGCGGGTTAGTCTGTAAAACCTATAGTAATAAATGTATTGCAACTGAAGCTAAGCAGGGAAGCTTGGTTGGTTTTTCTCCGTCAAATAGCTCTTGTCCTTTTGGCTCGACTAAGGTTGGTGATTATCATACACATGGCTTTTACTCTGATCTAAAGGGGAATCCAGTATCACCTCAATATGAGGCATATGACTCTTTACATTTTTCACCGCAAGAAATTTCTGGGATTGCAAGTGATGGTATAGGTAATCCTGATTATACTGGCTTTTTGGGGACTCCAGATAATAAATATTATAAGTTTACCCCTGGAACTGGAAAAAACTGAGGGAATGAAATGAAATATATTATTTTTGCATTTATTTTTCTAATTCCGTTAAGATGTATGAGTGAAAAACTTGTTTTTTTAGATGAAGTACAAACAAAAACTATGAATGTTGCTTTTTCACATTTTAGAGAGCATACAAACTGGGGCTTATTTAATACCATGATACAGGATGATGATGAAAATATTAAAATCGCATTCTATTGTAAATCTCATCTGGAAGAAACCCGTGGTGGCGGTATGGAGCAAATTATTTATATAATTTCAAAAAAGATTTTAAAATTGAAAAAATAAACAAAAATTATAGCAAATGAAATGATATAAATTTTTGAGTAATTGGTGAATATTCTCTGGTGTTACCCCCGAGCAAATGGAACAAGTATAGCGAGCTATTGACTATGGTTCAACGAAAGGTGTGACAGTAGTTGTTACAGGAGCAGGAAAATGACATTTATATTTGATGTAAATAAAGAGTATCACGCGGGTGCTAACCTGACAGATAAGTTTTTATCTTTAGAAACTTATTCAGGATTGGGTCGCTATTCTTCAGATCCTGATTGCCCTTGTCAGTTATTATCTATCGATTCGGATGATGTATGTATCGGTCATGAATTATTACAAGCATTAAAAAATAGCAGAACTTACACCTCAGAAGAGAGTGAAGAGTATCTTTCTTTAGAGAAAACACAGGTGGAGTATGATGAGTGGGTCACTGTATTGATGGCAAAATATAATTACAGAACCAGGCGTGCATTATTTAAAAACATGAAGTATTGCTCAATTATATGCGTGAATAATATTATTAAGATACAACCTACTCGACATACTAAACTTGAAGGGTGGAGCTGGGCCGGACATGACAAAGATGTAATTAGATTGCCTGTTACCAGCGAACCAGAGAAAATTGGAAGTGCATTGAGACAGGCATTTGAATGTTGTGATTAATAGCCTGATGATAGGTTATTTATGTTTGATAGAAATAAGACAATAAATTTACAATTGTTGTAAGGTCTGATTGATGTTAAAAATGGTTATGCTTTTTTTGATGTTTTTTCCCTGTTATTGCTTACCTATGGATATTAAAAATATAAAAGATTGTAAGTTGGAGGAAGGTAATAGAGTTAAATTAATTTCATTGAGCACTGTTGATGGTAGTACGCCATACTTAATCTTTGACAATGTTATTGTTAGCGCATTTCTTGATGGTAGTATCTATTCTGGGGACATTATCCTCTCAAAATGTATCCATCATTCCCTCATTTTTGCGCTGAATTACGGCGCTCCTTATATGAAAGGCTGTTTGATAACGGGTTTGAGTGCCAGTGCTGAGAGAAGCTATAAACCCAATGGCTTTTGTTTTGCGGAAAGAAATATTCCAGAGTCTGTCTGGTTTGGTGAAGATCATACGTTAATTATTATTAAAAATAATAATAGTGTTGGGGAATGGCGTGGTAAGTATATTATCTATGATAGCCGTGGAGATGAGGCTCAAACATTTAATAAATTGCCTGACACTAAAAATTATAAAATTTATCGATTAGATTTGAGTAAATGA